TGATTTCCTGCTCGTTCTCCGAGCAATTTGTTCATCCAAGGGGACTGGAGGAGCGGATGGTTTTCGAGCGAACCGGGTCATTTTCAAATTCTTCCTCTGGTGTTCATTCTATGTCTATGTCCGGAGTGCTTTCCTCTTTCACGTCTATACACTCATCCCAAATCTTACAAGTATCACACTCCGGGAACTCATCCGTATCCACGCCAAATTTATGACCATATGGACAGCGCTCCTTTTCAGTGTTGGACAATTGTCGAGGCTTTCCGGTTCCTCGACATATTCGACATGTCTTTCCGAGCGAGTCTCTTCCAGATCCTCCACACGCTGAGCAAACGTTAGCCTTCCCTCCCGTGGCGCGCTGGGAAGCGGCTTGGGTCTCCTCTTCTTCATCCCCCATCAACAGATCATCCTCATCATCTTCATCTTCCTGAATAATTTTGGAAGGTCTCGGAACGATTTTGGGTCGTGGAGATCTTTTGAAGCTTCTATCGTCGGGCTTTTCCGATTCCTTTTCGGTTTCATCTGAATCACCACTTTCGCGTGTTTTCTTCAATTCTGGGACTACTGGCTCAGTGTCTAATTCATAGAACATGCTTTCGAGCTTTTCGTATGGAAGGATGATCAGAACCTCATCCAATTTGGGAACGCTATTGAGTATAGACTCATCATAGGGGCGTTCTCTTGGATAAAAATCAATACGGGAAGCCTCAGCAAAGGGCCGCCCAGCACCAATCGTCTTCGAATCAAACCGAATTCGCAGGGTCAGCCCATTTTCCAAATCGGGAAATATCTCATAGTCTTCGTTCTCTTCTAGTTCCTCGGCCAACAGATTTTGGAACAGAAAATGGGACATATCCCAGATGTGGGGCACTTCATCATACTTTTTGGAATGTTTGGGAACCACCACATATAAATTCCTCATGGAGGGCTTCAGCGAATCGATCTCTTCTTTCTCTGCTCCCTTTTTGATCATCTCGGCTCGGTAATTACAAATTGGACATGGTTTCTTTACCGAAGTTGGGCACACTACGGTATCATTGTTTATTCCTATGTTTCGATGAACTTTGAATGGGCGCTTATACCACAAGGATCCAGGGACAGCAATTCCCAGCTCATCATCCCGGTCAGGGTGGTCTTCTGAAGTAACTACATAGGGCAAAATATCCAACATGACCTTAGAGTCTGGCTCTGGAGAAAAGATGCCCACCCTGGGCGGCAAAGCCAAATAGCCATATATTGACCCACCACCGGATTTAGTCCTTTCGGCATTGGCCCTGACTTTACCTGAGAAAAAGCTCTTTTTCATTTCTGTTCCTCCTTTGGTTGATCTTCGCTTTCATTGTTATGGCTGGGAAACCTTTCCAGAAAGGCGGAGATCCACCCAGCCATCTGTGCCTTGCTATACAAGTAGATCAAGAAAGGAACCACCAATCCCAAAACAATCAAAATTAAAACTACATGAAGTAAGAGATCAATCATGGTTTTTGGTCCTTTTCAATTTCTGCGAGATTCGAAATGATATTTCTTTGTCTTTCCTTTTCTTCCACTCTTGCTCTAAGTCCCTCGGCACTTTAGGACCAGCGAAATATAGCTGTCCATGTAGTCGGACTAAATTTTCCAGGGCCGCCTTCTTGGCTTCCAATGCCTTAACGGCCACCATAACAATTTCATATTCGTATTTAGCAGAAATGTAGTCACTACTGGCGGATTGATACTCAGGTTGTAGCAAAATCGCGTTCTGTACTGCTGCTTCCGTAACTTTAGCCAAGCCGCGGGATTCAGGATTCTCTCGGATCTCCTTGTCCAACTTGGACCGTATGAATTCAAGCCTCTCTTTAGCTAAGTCCATGTCCTTTCGCTTTTGAGCAGCTTCCAATCCGTATTTCATTGTGAGTTCCGGCTGCCTCAACCACTCTATGTCCAAAGCGCTTTCGTCTATGGAGATATCATCTTCGTAGTTCATCTGTCTCACATCCCTTTCACACATTGATAGCAAGCCAAGACCAACCGCGCCCTATCACCATGGAAGGGTTCCGAAAACACTTCCATAATTCCCGCAACTCGATCATCTTCAGAGTTCAATAGCACCGTCGAGCAGTAGTTCATGATGTGTCTTCGTATGTTTTCGGTGTCCTTTCCTTCCATTTTTCTGAGAATGGAGGAAACGTGTTTCCAAGAAGAACGCTTGATCAAAGCTTGACATAGTTCTAAACTGGTGGACTCTTCTAGTAGAAATGAGGCAGAAACATCGGATCTTTCGGATTCAGGGAGATCCAAAATTCTTTCCAAAATTTGAAGCGCTGTCCTGGGAAGCCCTTGGCTCTCAGCGATGATTTGCTCGTATAGTGATTTGCTAAGTGATTGACCTTCGGCTCGGACTACTCTTCTGAGCAACATCATCATTTCTTGAGGAGTCAACCGGGGAAGTGCAAACGTAGCACACCGGCTTCTAACGGTGGGCAAAAGCCGATCCGGCTCAGTAGTGCAGATGAAAAAGAACACATGATCCGGTGGCTCCTCCAGAATTTTGAGGAAAGCATTTTGTGCCTCATTGGTGAGCTTGTGGGCTTCGTCTATGATCCAGGCCCTTCGCCTAGACCCCATCAAAGATGGCAACCCAGACAATTGGATTATCTCCCTCACTGTATCAATACCACGGAAATCCGAAGCGTTTATTTCAATCTTCCCGTCCCCTTCACAGCCCAAATTCTTGGCACATATGCGGGCCAGAGTGGTCTTCCCTGTTCCAGTGGGACCATGGAACAAAAATGAGTGTGGAGGATCGGGCTTAGAGATAGCAGCTTTGATGGAAGCTATCAACTCCGGCCGTCCAATCAACTGATCAAAGTCCGTTGGACGATATTTTATATGAAGAGCCATACCATCCTCTCGTCATCTCTTCTCTTATAGGATTATAGAGATCTAGCTGATTTTATTTAGATCCCAATGCCTTTTCATGGACAAAGGCTCTCCAACATTACATATTTCGAACTCAACCTCCAGAGGGACGTTTATCCAATTCCATTGCTGCGGTAACTTTTTCTCAGCTAGTCGCTTCAGAACTTTTGCACACCATTGAAGTTCTTCTGGAGGGCATTCTACTGTTACTTCATCGTGAACCTGGCTTACTAAGCGGCTTTGTTTTTTATTTTGTTTCAAAAGTTGATCGAATTCTATCAAAACCCATAACAGGCAATGAAAAGCGGTTCCTTGTATGGGATAGTTGGAAACCTGCTTCCGGTCCATCAACCCGCTACACCGGAAACCGGTCAACATTTCCACGTAACCATTTTTTATGTAGTTCCTCCACATTCTCTCTTTCCATGCGGAATACGTCCGGTAACGCTCATTCCAGAAGGCGTCTTCCACTTTCTTCACGTGTTGCTCGAAGCGATCGAATGATATCAGATTTCCCCTCCGGTCCAACCGGACTAGCCCTTTCCGCTCCAGATGTTCCAGCGCGGGCGTCCCGTCTTTCAACCGGGAGTCCGCGGCCCATTTGATGAGGTTTCGGGCGCAGTTTACATAATAGTCTCCATAAAACTGAGGGAACACGAAGGAGTTCTTGGCCGCCTGTCGGAGGCGGGATTCGTTGGGATCGTGCTTGTCTAGAGAGTCGAGAAGAAACAACTCGATCGCCATGTCGCGATGCATGTCCCCACTGATAGTGTCTTTGATTAGGCGTTCGTCTTGCGTGTAAACGCAGGCGATTCGAACCTCTATCCCAGAAAAATCCATGGACAAAAACTGTCTTCCAGGGCGAGGATATATTACGCTTCGACATATTTTCATTGTCTCGGGGTCCCGCTTGGGGAGATTCTGGAAATTGGGATGATCTGAGCTGGAGCGATAGGTTCTGGTAGTATGAAGCTGGAAAAATGGATGTAAAACTCCCCCGTATTGCTCCCTCAAAAACTGGTCTAAGTAAGTGTCCCGGATTTTTTTGAGTTTGCGAATTTCTAGAATTTTGTCCAGTTCTGGAATTTTCAGCTCCCTCAACACTTCATCATCGGTGGAGCCCTTCCCGGAGGTAGTCAACTTGGGGGGTGGGATCTTCTTGAACTCATACAAAAATTTAGACAGCTGATCGCTAGAATTGATATTGAACTTGGAAGGGCCGATGAAGGCTTTCCACTGTTGTCCAAATTCGGATTGGACTAGCTCATTGGTTAGGCGGTCAATGGTTTGGGATAGTTCATTTTTTAGCTTTTCGCATTCTTCTGTGGCTATCGTGATTCCATTTTGTTCCATATTTTCCAAAGCCAGCGCACCACGGTGAAACAGGCGATAAGCTTTAGTGAGAGATGGGGATTGGGATATTTGAGAGATTTGGACTTGGGCTAGGCGGTAAGTTAAAAGTGCGTCCATACCACAGTATTTCAACAGTTCCCGGGTCTTTTCGGGACTTCTTAGCAGAAGTTCTATTCGGTTCTTGGAGTTGGCACCTCGGTTGGAATTTTCCGAGGGGCTTAGAAATGGAGCCACCAATTCATCATAATTGGGAATGCCGAACTGAACATAGGTCTGGAACTTGAGACTGGTTATCCCGGCGCGATTGTCTAAAATGTGAGCCGCGATCATCGTATCCCATTTCCAGCCCT